ACCTGAGTATGATTGGACTCAGCTTGAAGTGTATATTAAGGCCTGGGATATATTTAAGTCTGTACCTATGAAACAAATGGTAGAATGGGAAAGGCTTATGAATGAAAAAACTGAGTATATGAAGACTTTGAAATACTCTGCAGAAACTGCTGATGAGATTGAGAAAAGGCTTTTGTCTAACTCTAAGCTTTATGCAGAATATGAAGAGATTATGTCAAGACTTGTACAGGATGGTGAGGCAGGTACTATGCTTGGTGGAGCTATGGAAAGTCTTACTGAGAAAGGAGAGATATAATGTGGGATAATAGGAAAGAATTTACTTTATCTTCAATTCCAAAACTTCATCCTCTTAGCCAGAGTTATCTGGATTTCTGGAGAGGTGAGAAGAAGAAGGTTATTGAAGGAGTGTGGATAAATGGTATATGGTGTCCCCCTCAGTTATATCATTATCTTAACTATGCTACTATAGTTTTAGGAGAAAAGAAAACCCGTAAAAAAGATAGGCCCTGGGATTTGGATTATGTCTGGGATTTAGCTTATTATTGGATTGAAGCCAGAGGTCTTTCAGGGTTTGAGAAGGTAGGAGATGTAGATGATATCAGGTCTTTTCTCAGGCAAAGACAGAAGGAGGATTTAGGTAAACCGCTCTATAATAAGGAGGCTAAAAATCTTCTTATTCTTGGACCAAGGGGATGGGGTAAATCTTATTGGGGGGCTAATGTAGCTACACATGAGTACCTGACTGACGGACAAAAAGAATATACTCCCGGAGAAGTACCTAAGGAAACTGCAGAAATTCTTTTGTCTGCTTATAACTCTCCGTATGTAAATGACTTAATTACTAAGATTCAGGATGTTCTTAATAACTATCCTGGTGGCATGGAGGTTAATGGTATATACTATCCAGCACCATTTTCCAAAACTCTTGCAGGGACATGGGCTATTGGTAAAAAAGCTGAGAATTATTATAAGAAAAAAGTAGGTGGTAAGTGGCAAATGGTTGGAACAAGAAGTTGTTTTAAACCCAGAGTTTATAAGGATAAACCACTTGCTGGAGTAGGGGGTCGTAATACTGTAAAGATTGGAGAGGAAGTTGGACTTTGGGAAAATCTTATTGAGTCACATTTTGCAGATGAAAACACTCAAAGACTTAATAACTATAAATTTGGCTCTACTCTTTACATTGGTACTGGTGGGGATATGGTGGGTGGCGGAACTCTTGCTTCTCAGAAAATGTTTTATGATCCTGAGGCTTATGATTGTCTGGTGTTTGATGATGTTTATGAGAATAGGGGAAAAATAGCTTTATTTTTTCCTGCCACTTACACTAAAATAAATTACAAAGATGACTTTGGCAATACTAATTTTTCTTTGGCAAAAGCTGGTGAAGAAGATCAGAGAGAAAAGAAGAAGTTAGCCAAAGATGCTGCAGCTTATGATGAGTATGTAGTGTATAATCCTATTGTACCCAGTGAGGTATTTTTGTCAAGAACTAATAATATATTTCCACTTAAAGATTTACAGTATGCACTTGCTCATATTGAGGCTAGTAAACTGGCAGATGCTGAATGGATAGGAGATATAATAATTTCGCCTGAAGGTGAAGTAGAATGGAGGAACAATGCAAAGAACAGGCCAATATATGATTTTCCACTTAGAGCAGAAGCTAATGTTGAAGGTTCAGTGGTATTATACGAACATCCTATTAAAGATGAAAATGGCAGTATTCCCTGGGGTAGGTATATTGGAGGTATTGACCCTTATGATCATGATAAGTCCAATTCTGGTTCTTTGGGCTCTATTGTTATTTTGGATAACCTTACAAACAGAATTGTTGCAGAGTATTCAGGTAGACCAGAGACTGCAAATGATTTTTATGAAATTTGCCGTAGGTTACTTCTTTATTTCAATGCTCTAGCTTTATATGAAAATGAAAAGAAAGGAGTATTTACTTATTTTGAATCCTGCGGGGCTCTTTATCTTCTTGCAAAACAGCCTAAATTGGTTAAGGATGTAGTAGCAGGCAGTACAGTAGACAGAGGTTATGGTATGCATATGCCTACTGAAATTAAAAGGTATGGAGAAGGGTTAATAAATACTTGGTTAAGAAGGACTTATGAAGGGGATATTAAAGTAGCTCATAAAATAAGGTGTATTCCGCTTCTTAAAGAACTTATTCTGTACAATCCTGATGGTAACTTTGATAGAGTAATGGCTTTAATGCTTGCACTTTATCAAAAAGAAGAGATGCGTAAGTATGAAGTTCAGGTAGAAGAAAAGGTAAAAACTTTTTTAGACCATGAGTTTTTCCAAACAGGGTTTACTAAAAAAGGACAATTTGCTATAGGACCTAATCATTATTTAAAATGAGTTATTGGTTAATGTTAAATATAAAAAATAATTTTGTAAATTGGGTTAATTAGATTCATGGAAGTAGTATATCAAGATAGAGTTATTTTACCAAGACAAAAGGTGCTTCGTTCTGTAAAGGAAACTTTAGAATGGAAGCATAAATGTGTTGATGCTATTATTGCATCTACTAAAGGTAAAGATTCACAAAGACGTAGGTCTGTAACTGAAAGAAAAAGAAATTATGACTTACTAAATAATAAGATTGATATTACTCATTTTGAACACGTTACAAATCCCTTTAACTTAGGTAAAAATCAGCCTAATAAGTTTCAGCTTCCTGCGACTTTACAACCTTATGACGTGCTTTTCCCCATTTTTAATGTACTTTTTGGAGAAGAGCATAAAAGATTTTTTAATCCTATTGTAAGAGTAGTTAATGATACTGCTATTACTGAAAAAGAGGAGCAGACTAAGCAGACTATAGTGCAGGCTTTGTTTCAATACCTTATGCAAGGTGTTGAACAAGACCCTAATAACCCTCAACCTCCACCTGAAGAAGTTTTAAAGGCTGCTCAAATGTCTGCAAAAGATATGAGAGAACTTACAGCTGAAAAGTTTCTTAGTTATTATAAGAAAAAGTTTAGGCTGAAAGATGTTTTTGCTACAGGCTGGAAAGACTGGCTTATTGCAGGTGAAGAGTTTTATAGGGTTGAAGAAGTAGCTGGAGAAGTGTCTGTAAAAAGGGTAAACCCTTTACAGATTTTCTTTAAAATAGGAGAAAATAATGACTCTATTGAGGAATGTGATCAGATTTTAGAAGAGAATTATCTTACTGTAAACCAGATTATAGATGAGTTTTATGAAGTTCTGACTCCTGAACAGATTGATGAACTGGAAAATTACTATCCTAGTGGTATTCCGGGTAATCAGGTTATTAATCCTCTTACAATTAAAGAAGTTGAGACTATCTACCATTTCCAGAATCAGGAAAGTTTTATTGACAGGATTCCTGTATACAGAGTACGTTGGAAATCTTTTAGAAAGATTGGTACTTTTTACTATATTGATCCTCAGACAGGTGAAGAACAAAGCTTTACTGTTGATGAGTCCTGGGAATGGGATAAAAAAGATCCTCAACAAAGAGTAGAATGGTATTGGGTTTCTGAATATTGGGAAGGTGTACGTATTGGTATGGATATGTACATTGAGCCTATGATTAGACGTAGACCTCAACAGTTCAGGACTATGGATAACCTGTCTAAATGTAAGTCAGGTTATTTTGGTAGAATGTGTTCTGCTACAAATACACAAAGTACAAGCTTAATGGACAGACTTGTACCTTGGGTTTATCTGTATTTTATTATTTGGTATGATACAGAGCTGGCTCTTGCTACTAATGTAGGTAAAATTGCTCTTCTTGATGTATCTATGATTCCTGATGGTTGGGAAATAGATAAGTGGATGTATTATGCCCGTGCAATGCGTGTAGGTTTTGTTAACTCTATGAATGAGGGTAACAAACGTATGGGTATTAATCAGAATATGTCTACTCAAAATAAAGAGCTTAATCTTGAAATGGGTAATTATATTCAGTTTAACATTCAACTTTTACAGGAAATTGAAAGAAAAATCCAAAACACGGCAGGTGTACCTCCACAGCGTCTTGGAGCTATTTCTAACCAGGAACTTGTTGGCAATGTTGAAAGAAGTATTACACAATCAAGTTTAGTTACTGAAGATTTATTCAGAATGCACAATCTTACTAAACTGGATGTTTGTGAAGCTATTCTTGAAGTAGCTAAAGATGTGTATAAAGATAATAGTAAAGTACTTCAGTATGTAACAGATGATATGCAGACTGTTTTATTCCAGCTTGATGGTATGGAATTTAATAATGCAGATTATGGAGTCTTTGTTACAGATGATAATAAGGATATGGAAGTATTTGAAGCTATGAAGAGTCATATGAAGTTTGCTCTTCAGAATGACCAGATGGCTTTCCACCAGATTGCAGATATTTATACTACTGAGTCAGTTGCTGAAATTCGTGCTACTTTATCTAAGTATTATGAAGATAAGCAGCAACAAATGGCTCAACAACAACAGCAGGTTTCACAGATTGAGCAGCAGAAAATTGCAGCACAGCAACAAATGCATCAGGAAGATATGCAACTTAAACAATATATCTCTGATTCTACTAATGAAACTAAGATTCAGGTTGCTCAGATTGCTACATATAACAGACAGATGGATCTTGATGTTAATGAGAATCTTATTCCTGATCCTCTTGAGATTGGGGAACAGGCTCTTAAACAAAGAGAACTTGACTCTAAATCTTTTATTGAGCGTATGAAGCTGGAGGCTGATAAAGTTACTAAAGCTAAAGAATTAAATATTAAAGAAAAAGAAATAGCGTCTAAAGAAAAGATTGAAAAGCTTAAAGCAGAAACAGCCCTTAAAGTAGCAAAAACTAATAAGAATAAGTATGATAAGTAAGTTTACAAAGGTTACTGCTGAGAAATTTATAAAAAACTCTAATGATGCTCAGGTAGCTCAATTAGGGCATTTAAATGCTTTGCTTGAAATTTTTACACCTGGCTCAACTGTAAATTCTACTTCAGGAAATGTAAAAATTATAAGTGGTACAATCTCTCCTGCTCAATGGACTACTCTTAATACAGCACCTATTCCTGTCTATACTACTACAGCTACTAATGCTTTTTTACCATTGGGTGGATTAATTTATTACTCTTATGATGCTGTATCAGGTGTACCTCCTTGTGAAACTTTTGGACTATATTACAATATTGTTGCTCCTGCATTAATAATTGATGCAAGTAGTTGGACTTTAGCTCCTACAAATGGAGTAATTCAATTTGTACCAGCATCAACTGCTTCACCAGCTGCTACAGCAGGAGATATTTTATATTTAGGAAGTGGTTCTAATCCTGATTGTCCGGGTACTATTATGGACTTAGCTTCTTATTTTATTTTTGGTATAGAACTAATTAACTGATGGAAAAATTTACAAAAACTTCTGCAGAAAAATTTATCCAAAGGCTTAGTGATGGGCAGGTTGCTAAACTAGGACATTTAAATAAATTGATAGATGCTTTTACTAAAGCTTATTTAAACTTTTTTGATATAGCAGGTACAAAAGTTACTACTATATTAGGAATAAATGAATGGACTATTTTAGAAACAGCTCTTACAGTAGGATTTTCTAATGATCATATAACAGTAAGTCCTGTTGGTAAAGTTACTAATACAGGAAAAAAAAGACTTTTTAAAATTGATGTGGTAATATCTGTATCATCAGGAAATGACAATATAATTCATGTAGCTTTTTTTAAAAATAATGTAATTGTACTTTCTTCAGAACAAGATGTAGTAACCAATGCAGGAGGTAAAGCTACCAGTTTTCCTATGCAATGTGTAGTAGAATTATTACCAAGTGATTACCTGGAAATAAAAGTTAAAAATGTTACTGCTACTAATAATATATTATTAACACGTTTAAATGTAATTTTAACAGAATTATAATGAGTACACAATCTGTAAAAACAAGAGCTTGGCAGCAACTTCAGGTAGAACGGGATATACGTCCTTATAGAATGGCTGTATTAAAAGTAAGTTCTCAGGCACTTGCTCCTTTAAGTACAACTTTTGAATATGTTTATACTGAATATGGAGATTTTATAGAAAGTCTTGACCTTAGTGGTACAGTAGATGGTGTTTATGTTTTTAATTTACAAATGGATAATTTTAAAAATTTAAATGCTGTGCAAATTACTGTAAATTTTGGGGCTACAATTAATACAGGTATTTTAATAGTAGGAGGGTATATAAACCCAATAAGTGCTCCTGCTCAATTAGTAATAAATGTGTCTGATAATTCAGGATTTCCTTTACCTATAGATGGACATGTATTTGTAACAATAAAAGAATACTATGGTTACAACTGATATTAATCATATACGTAAAATCTCTAAAAAGAGTAATCTGTTACGTCCTTATGATGAATGGGTAGGGTTATTTAGGCAAGTAGATGCTAATCCTCCAGAGTTTGTAAAGCTTATTCATACTACTTTTCCGGATATTATAACTATAGACTGGGTTTATAAAGATCCTGGAGATTATAAGCTAACCTTAAATTATTATAATAATTTAGTTAGTGATAATTCTCTTATGGAGATAACCTGTAATTTAGGTTCTTCAGAGATAGTAGATAGTTATTATACCAGTGGTATAAGTATATCTTGTTATTTTCAGGATAGTGTAGTTTATACAGCAGGAAGTTTATTTTTTTTAGCTGCTAGTGCTGCTTCTACAGTAGATGTTCGAGGGTATTTTACACTAACAATAAAAAGATATTATCAATAAATTATAAATAGCAATGAACACTGTAAAACTTTATACAATGGGAGACGGGACTTATGTACTGCAGGTCTCCTCTACTAAGCAATACCATTTATTAAATGGAGCTGTATTAAGATCAAATATTAATGTTGAGGATCTTCAGGAAGAAGTATTTGATATTAATGTACAGGTTAATATTTCTAATGCCGTAGCTTCAGCAGCATCTTTAGTTACTGATCAGGAAACTTTAGAAATGATTATGGCGTTAATCCAGGAAAAAATTGAAGACTTTGATTAATGGCTGATAATATAGGATTTATACACGCTAATAAACTTGCCAAATATTTAAAACAATATATTGGTAAAGATGGTACTGTATATATCGGACAGAAAGATGGAAGACTTGCTAAGAAAAGGCTTACTGCTTCAGATGTAGATAGTATGATAAGTAGTTCTCAGGTAAGTACAGGTACTACTGTAACTCCTTCTACTGGAACTCAAGATATGTTAAATCCGTTATTATTGATGGGCGGATAATATGGCAACAACCTATAAAGTATTAGGGCAGTCAGCTCCTTCAGCAACTACTGAGACAGATTTATACATTGCTCCTGTATCAGCAGTAGCTAGTTCTATTATTGTATGTAATAGAGGTACAACTCAAGCTACATTTAGAGTTAGCATTGCTGTAGGTGGTGGAGCAACTGCAAATAAAGATTATATTTATTATGATCTATTGATAGCAGGTAATGATACATTTATTGCAACAATAGGTGTAACTTTAGCAGCAAATGATAAAGTAAAAGTATATGCTTCATCAGGTAATTTGTCCTTCTCATTATATGGTTCACAAATAAGCTAATGTCACAGGGATTTGCAGGATATAACATTATGGACTCCGCCTTCACAATAAAGGATGGGGCTAATCTTGATGCATTTAGCAGACTGCGTGTAAGCAATCCTCTGACACTTTTCAATGCTCAGTTTACATATAACCTTCATCCGCTTTTATTTGAACAGATTACTAGTGGTGCTGGGGCTAGTATAGCTCATCATACTACTAATAGATATGCTGCTATGACGTTTGCTTCTACTCCAACTGGTGGACAGTGTTATATGCAGAGCTACGAGTATCTGCCGTATCAGCCTGGTAAGAGTCAGTTGACTTTTCTAACATTCAACTTTGAGGGAGGGGTGGCCAATGTCCTTAAATTCGCTGGATACTCAGATGGGGTAAACGGGGTGGAGTTTCAGCTCAATGGTACCACACCTAGGTTTGCGATATATTCAGGTACGGGCACTGGGAATCAGTTTGTGAACCAGTCAAGCTGGAACCTTGATAAGCTGGATGGTACGGGTGCTAGTGGGTACACTCTTGATCTTACCAAGGTTCAAATCCTTGTGATAGACTTACAGGCGTTGTATGCTGGTAGGGTAAGGGTAGGTTTTGACATAGGGGGAACTATCATCTATGCCCATCAATTCTTACACGGTAACAGCGTAGCTCCACCATATCTACAGACTGCTAGTTTACCTGTAAGGTGCGGTATGACGTGTACCGCAACGGTGAGCACCACGATGTACTTCTTGTGTTCTACGGTGATTAGCGAGGGTGGGTTGGACGATGTGAACCAGTTTGGGTACACGTTCAGTCAGGCTAGTACAGCAGTCAGTGTGGCTACCTCACCTACTCATGTGTTGAGTTTAAGACCCAGACTGACGTTCAATGGAATTACCAACAGGAGCAGGGTGGCTTTTATTGATGTAGAAATATTCAACAATGGCAACCAGCCAGTATATTGGGCGTTATGTTTAGGGCAAGCTATTACTGGAACTACTACCTTTAACGATGTAAACACTACCTATAGCAGCACGGAGTATAACATCTTGGGTACAATAAGTGGATCTCCTGCGATAATCATAGATGCGGGATATGTGGCGGCATCAGGTGGTGCTAAAGGGGTAACAAATACAGCGATAAACTCTAGGTATCCTATAACACTAAATGCTGCGGGGGCGCACAGGACACTTGGAACTTTGTCATTAGTGTTAACTTCAACCAGTGGCACACAGAGTTGCTTTGGGGCTATGAAATTCAGGGAGATAAGATAATGGCACAAGGATTTACAAAAGGTGTTCCGATAGATACGGATCCTACACTATCAAACAATAGTGATTTATTAGTACCTTCGCAGTACGCTGTAGTGCAGTACGTAGCAAACCAGTTGTCTACAGTTGGAGGGGTTAGTGCAGTAACAGCAAGTACACCTCTTGCAAGTACAGGTGGTGCTACTCCGAATATTAGTATAACACAAGCTTCTCCAATTACTGATGGGTATATTACAGCTGCAGATTATGTGGCGTTTAGTACTGGGGGAGGTGGGGTGACTAAAGGATTTGTAATAGCAATGGCAGTAGCTTTATAATATGGCAATAACAAAAGGTATAGTATCAGGAGGTAACTACACATTTAGTGCAGCAAACCAAAGTATCACTTTTAGTAGTGATTACCTTGGTATGTCCTTGAGTGATATTACCTACATCACGAATATTAAAAGTGGTGTAGCTACTGTCATATATGATCCCTTTGATGCTACCAAGGGTGGGGTGCTGAATGGATTGACTCTCACTCTGGCTTACAATACTACACTGATGGGAAATACAGACCCCTTGCAGATTATTGTAGGGTTTACTCCATCTAACCCAGCTCCCATCAATGTCAATGTTGTAGATAGTCCAGAGCAAGAATCTCAAAGAGATTTACTTCAGAACATATCTGATGATCTTGATTTTATTGCTTTAGCAATGGATAATACAGAAGGTGTGCAAATAAATACTCGTGAAGCTAATCCAGCTAAAAGAGATGTAAATAATGCTCAGATACCTTCTGATGCACCTTCACCAATAACTGGATTATTAACAAACTCATCATCATTTATTATTGTTGATACTACTGGATACCAGTCAATAGAAATTAATTGTGCTGGAAGTCCTAATGCTAACATGACAGTTAGATTTGATGCATCTATTGATAGAATAAACTGGTCTACAGCTCCTACTATAGACGCATCTAATCCAAGTACAGCACAACAAGCTGGATTTAGTATAGTAGCAAATCAAACAAGAAGGTTTAATGTTTCAGTATTTTCAAAGTTTTTAAGGATTGGGGTTAATTCATATACTGCTGGTGTAACATCTATACTTGCATATTTACGACAGGTACCAATTGTTACAGGTCCATTTACACAAATACCTGTAAATGCTAATTTAGGTACAATAGGAGGAAGTGCGATTGTAAATTTAAATGCAGGTACTGCAACAAATTCAGGTGCAGGTCAATCAACAGCAGGTGGATTTACTGTAGCAGGGTCATCCCTTCCAACACAGAATCCTCCTAATGCTAATTCAACATTATCAACAACTGTTCCATACCCAGTTGGTATTTCTGGCAGAGAGCAGCCTTATATTGGAGCATTATCAGGTATATACAGATACCTCACTTTAGATGGTGGTGGTAGAACTATTTTAGGTGGTGATACTCCTGATACAGAAACTAGAACACAAAGTAAATTAGCAAGTGGAGCTATACCTGGGATACCACCAAGAGGTATAGGGGCAAAGTCTAACAATATGTTTGGTAGTCAATCTTTACTTGTTGAAAATACCAGCCAATCAGAAGGAGATACCATTCCTACTTTATTACAACAGATACTAGTTGAGCTAAAGATGCTCAATCAACAAATAAACGAAATTCCCTTTAATCTTAACCTTGGCATTAAGATGCAGAATGAGGTTTCAGATTATAGGACAGAAGAATACAATAATCACGTAAACAACCAATAAAAAAGAAAAACAATGTTAATTCAAGGACAAGTTGGACCTGTAGCGTCCACAACATCTCTTGCAGCTGGTGTACAAGCAACTGTACGTATGGATAACTTGGGTGGCTTATCAGCTTCTCAGTTGCTTCCAAGATACTACGAGACTACATATCGTAGGCAGATGTACACAATAGCTAACCAAACTGGTGTAACCACATCTGCAGCATTGACTACTACTTATGTAGGTCTATGCCTTGCAAACCCTACTTCATCTACAGTTAATGCTGTAATTACAAAAGCTGCGTATGCTTTTACTGTAGCTCCAGCAGCAGCAGTTGCAGTAGGTCTTATGACTGGAACTGGTGCTACAATTAGTACAAACTTAGTTACTGCCCGTAATAGGTTTGTAAGTGGTGTGGGTGCTCAAGTACTTGCATCTACCTCACTCACTCTGCCTGGCACACCTGTACTTGAAACTATTTTAGGTACAGTATTGACTGGTGCTATTACAACTCAATCTCAACAAGCTCCTACTATTGTTGATTTGGAAGGTTCTTTAATTCTTCCTCCTGGTGCGTTTGTAGCGTTCTACACTTCTACTGCATCAGGTGCATCAGGATTTTTTGGTTCATTCCAGTGGGTTGAAGTACCTCTATAATAAGTTAAACGTGGGGGTGTAACAGCTCCCACATATTTATAAGTTATGGCATACATAGTCATTGCGTACACTCTTCATGACATTGAGGGAGAATATAAACGCATATATATGGATTCTACGGAGAAGTATTTTGATTCTTTGGATAATCAGGATGCGAAAGATTATATTGAGTATATTATTAAAAAGGGCCTTAGTGTAGACGTGGCACCTATAAACATACTAACCCAAGGTCAGTTGGATGTAGAGGCTCTATACAAAGCAGATGCATTAGCTAAGTTAACGCCTGAAGAAAAAGAAGCACTAGGAATATAATGGCAAAACAAACTAAAACAAATACTACTACATTCAGGAAAAAGGCTAAAAAGCGTCGTCCTGGTATACACAGTAAGAAAAAATCAAGTAATCTTAAATCTTCCAAAAATTGGAAAAAGCCTTATCGTGGGCAAGGTAAATAATAAAAATGCTATAAGAGCAATACAAAAATTAATAAGCACTATTGTTTAATATTTTATGCTTATTCTAATTTTGTATATTGTTCATATGTGAAGAAGTAATTGTGAAAAAGATAAAAATATGGAACAAAAATTAGACCTGTCTGTACTAGACAAAATTACAATCCCTGAAGTTGAAACTATTGAACAGTTTGAAACTAAGGTAGAAACAGAAAAAAAAGAAGAACTGCAAGAAACAGCTCTTGAAGAAGTAGATTCTCTTGATGAGTTTACTACTTCAGATAAGGAAGAAAGTTCTGAATCAAATAGTTCAGATTCTTCGTTCAGTTCTGATGATAATGAGCAAGATTCTTTAAAAGAAATTGCTAAATGGGCACATGAACTTGGAATCTTTGATTATGAAGAAGACAAGTTTGAAAGTTCAGAAGAGTACTTTAAAGAAAAGTTCTTTGAAAAAGTAAAAAAAGAGGCTTTAGACTCTTTACCAGATGAGATTAAATATCTGGCTGATGGGTATATGAAAGGTATTCCTCTTAATGACTTGATTAATTCTAAAGCTCGTGAAGAAAGCTTTGAAACTATCAATGATGAAAACCTGAAAGAAGATGAAAATCTTCAAGAAGAACTTGTAAGTCAATGGCTTGCTTTACAAGACCACGATCAGGAAGAAATTAAAGAGAAAATTGAGTCTTATAAAGATGGTTTACTTCTTGAAAAAGAAGCTAAAGTAGCTCTTAAAAAACTAAAGAAATACGAACAATCTTATCAGCAACAACTTGCTGCTCAAGCTGAAGAGCAACAAAAGATGGCTCAAAGACAATATGAAGAGCAACTTAATCAGTTAAAGAAAGATATTGAATCAACTGAAAGTTTTATTCCTGGTGTGCCTATGCAAAAACAGGATAAAGAAAGACTCTTTATGGCTATTACAAGACGTGATAGAAATGGTCGTACAGAGCTTGAGAATAAGATGGCTACTAAAGAAATGCAACTAGCAGTTGCTCAGTTTGTCCTTCAGTTAGAAGGTAAACTGGAAACAGTAGAAAGAAAAGCTTATACTAAAGCTGCTCAGAATACTAAGAAGGTAGTTAATACTTATTCTGAAGATAGTAAAGGTAAAAAAATAGATATGTCTGTAGTACGTAAAGCTATTGATCAATCTAAAAAACAATACAAATTCTAATTTATAATTAAACTTTAATTAAATGAGCGCAACACAAAAACTCAATTCCTTGCAGGTGAGTTATGCCAAATCATGGGCAGGACTTACTACAGAGAACCACTTGTATGCGATTTACCAAAATGACGTACAACTTGCTTCAGATATTGTAACTGAAGTATTTAACCGTATGGGATATATTGGTCTGGATTCTTTCCTTTCCAAATACCCTACTAAATTGTTTGATCATGACGGTGAATACAAGTGGATGCTCAAAGGTGATAGCCGTCGTGCTATTCCTATTGTATCTTACTCAGCTACCAATCAAGCAACTCCTGGTATTGGAAAGACTACATTTGAAATTACTCTTACTGAGAAATTCTTTGTAGCTTCTGACTACATTGCATTTGATGATGTAGAACAT